ATAAGGATAAGAAAATCTTAATGGGTGCTTTATTAATACCTAACAAACCTATTTACAGAAATGGTGGAGAGGGAGAGTATTACATTTATTTTTCAAAAGATACAGTACAAAAAGCATCACAGTTATATTTAAAGAATGGTTATCAGCATAACAGTACATTAGAACACAACGAAACTTTAAAAGGCTTAACACTTGTTGAAAGTTGGATCGTAGAAGATGAGGTACAAGACAAGTCAAGAAAATACGGATTGAATGTACCAGTAGGAACTTGGATGGGTGCAGTAAAAGTTAACAATGATGAAATATGGCAAGAGTATGTTAAAACAAATAAAGTTAAAGGTTTTTCTATTGAGGGTTACTTTGCAGACAAAATGGAAGCACCTAATGACAAGATTAAAGAGGAATATTCAAAAGATAAAAGTAATCAAGAGATATTAAATAAAATCATAAATATATTGACCAATGAAAAATAACATTGAAAAGGTTTACGGAAAACTACCGAAGAAAAAATTAGGTTTAAAAAAGCATAAAGTTGATTTAGGTTTAGTTGATGACATTAAAAGTAAAGGAGATTCTATTGCTGAAATGATTGGTCTTGTTAGACAAGACAAACAAGATGTTGAAATGGCAATAAGCAAAATTAGAATGATAAAAACAGATTATAATAGCATTATTTCTATGTCTGATGAATTAGATGATTTATACAATAAATTTGATGAAATGGCATACGAATTAGGTCTTGAAATACCAGATGACATTTATAGTATAGGTAATAATTCAAAAGAATTAAGAAGATTAACCGATGAGTTAGCTAAATTAATAGACAACATATAAATAAATAAAAAAATGAAAAGTAGATTAGAAAAAGTATTAGATAAAATGCCTAATAAAAAGGTAGATTTAAAAGCACATAAAGTAGCTTTAGGTTTGATAGAAGATATTGATAATGAATTAGAAAGTTTTGAACAATCTGAATCAGAAGCATCATATTTAGCTTATGAATGGGGTGATGAAATTATGGATGCTTATTCTGAATTAAGTTTAAGATATAATATTGATGATTTTATTGTAAATGGTTCAACTACAATGTTAGGGGAAATGGCTGATAGATTAAGATCAAAATTAGATGAAGTACAAGTACGTGCTAATGAATTAGGTCTTGATGTTGAAGATGTTTACGATGGCTTTAATTATTTATACAATAGAGTAACAACCGCACAATCATTAAGTGATGATGCTAAAGCAAAATACAGAGAAGTAATAAATGTTACTGGTTCAAATGATTTTTGGAGATAATGCCAAGAAACAACAAAAATAAAACCTTTATACCAAGTAGAACATCACCTACTGGATCATCTCGTGCTTGTTTATGTTGGGATACCAATACATATTCTATTGACTGTTGTGATGGTTCTATGAGGGCACAAGGTATAGGAGTAATAACAAGAACAGACTGAAAACGCAAAAAATAAATTAAAAATCGTTATATAAGTATTATGAAAGCAACCAAAATGTTAAATGACATTAAAACGCTTCTAAACATCGAGGTAAAACTTGAGGATATGAAGTTAGAGAATGGAACAGTTATAACAACTGAATCATTAGAAAAAGGAAACGAAGTATTCATTGTAACAGATGATGAAAAAGTAGCAATGCCAGTAGGGGAGTATATCCTTGAAGATGGTAGATTACTTATCGTAGAAGAAGAAGGTATCATTGCAGATGTAAGAGATGTATCTGATGGAGTACCAGCTAAAGAAGAAACTGAAGATTTAGAAGAAACTATTGAAACTGAAGTACCAGAGGAAGTAGCATCTGAAGTTGAAGCAATAGTTGAAGCAGTAGTTGAAGTTATTGCACCAGTTATTGAAGAAGTAAAATCAGAAATTGAAGAACTTAAAAAACAATATTCTTCTTTAATGGATGACAAAGAAGAAAAAGCAGAAGATAAGAAAAAAGAAGATTTATCAGCTGCAAGAAAACCAATTACAAGAAATTCACAACCAAAAACTAATAAAGCAAAAGTAGAATTTGGAAGTGGAAAATTCGGAACAACTTTAGATAGAGTATTAAATAAATTAAATAAATAAAATAAAAATGGCAAATTTAAGAAAAACAAATCTTGCAACTACTGTAACAATAACTTCTACCTATGCTGGGGAATTTGCTGGAGAGTATATTGCAGCTGCTTTACTTTCAGCATCAACTATTGATGATGGTGGACTAACAGTAAAAGCAAACATTAGTTACAAAGAAGTAATTAAGAAATTAGGAACAAGTTCTTTAGTAACTGCTGCTGGATGTGATTTTACACCAACATCTACTGTAACATTAACTGAAAGAATTATTGAACCAAAAGAATTGCAAGTGAACTTACAACTTTGTAAAAAATCATTTGTTGATGATTGGGAAAGTCAGTCTATGGGATATGGTTTAGCACAAACTTTACCACCTAAATTTACAGACTTTATGATTGCTCACGTAGCAGCAGAGGTTGCACAGAATACAGAATTTTGTATTTGGCAAGGAAATACTGCTGCAAGTTCTAACAATTCATTTGATGGGTTTGAAAAAATAATTTTAGCAGCAGCAGGTAGTATTCCAGCAGCACAAAAAATTACTAAAACTACATTAACTGCAGCAAACATTATTGCTGAACTTTCTAAAGTTGTGGATGCTATTCCAGGTTCACTTTATGGAAAAGAAGATTTGTTTATCTACATCGGTTCTAAAGCAGCTAAATTTTATGTTCAAGCATTAGGAGGTTTCGCAGCAGCTGGATTAGGTGCAAATGGTGTTAACAATATGGGAACGCAATGGTGGAACAACGGATCACTAACTGTTAATGGTGTTAAGATTTTTGTATGTCCTGGTATGTCAGACAACAAAATGTATGCAGCACAAAGAAGTAACCTATACTTTGGAACTGGATTGTTAAATGATACAAACCAAGTAAAAGTATTGGATATGGCAGATTTAGATGGTTCAGACAATGTACGAATGGTAATGAGATTTACATCTGGAGTACAGTTTGGAGTTGCAGAAGATTTAGTGCAATATGCTTAAAAATTAATTAACCAATAAAATAGGGTAGGTAGGTTATCTACTTGCCCTTTTTTTTTAAAAAAAATATAAAACAATGGCTTGTACAATAACAAAAGGTAGAGCATTACCTTGCAAAAGTGCATTTGGAGGGATAAAATCTGTTTTCCTTGCAAACTTTGGTACTATTACTGGGGTAACAATAAGTGCTACAACTGGGGAAGCAACAATAGCTGGAAGCACAACTTGGTACGAATATGCAGTAAAAGGAAATTCATCTTTAGAAACTACTGTAACGAGCAGTAGAGAAAATGGGACAACTTTTTACACTCAAACTTTAAATTTAACATTAACGTTTTTAGATGCATTAACACAACAACAATTACAAAATATTGCATTATCAAGACCATACGTAGTTGTTCAAGATTATTATGGAAATAACTTCCTATGTGGATATGAAAATGGTATGGAAGTAACTGGTGGAACAATAGTGACTGGAGCAGCAGCTGGGGATTTAAGTGGTTTTACACTTACATTTGAGGGAATGGAAGAAAGTGCACCTTTCTTTTTATCAGCAGCAGTAACTGCAGCAGCATCACCGATTGATCCAACACCAGCAGATACACCTCCACTACCATAAGAGGTTTATTATTTAGTTAGAATTAAGCATCCTTATGGGTGCTTTTTTTTTACAATATAATTTCTACAAATTAGTTAATTATTTACGTTATATAGTTGATGATTATATTAAGCACAATTGCAACTGCACAAACGTTAAAAGTAATACCAAGAGATTATATAGCAGATTTTGTTATAAGAGTACGAGATGATAGTACAAACGTAACAAATAGTTATACAATTGGCAATGCAACACAAGTAGGTAATTATTTACAATTTACAAATGTATTTAACCCTATATTAGTTGAGAATCATTTTTATGATTTGACTTTAGAAACTGCATATAGTTTTTGGAATACAAACGTAAAGTTATGGCAAAATAATACAACACTTTGGAATGTAGATGATAAAGATGATGCAGTTATCTATAAGGATAAAATATTCTGCACCAATCAAGATATAGACCAAGAAAATAATGACTATTATAACTTAAATAAAGGTCAATACACAACCTATGATGGTTATAATAATACTTATATAGTAATATGAAAAGACAAAGAAATAGTAAAGGACAATTTACAAAAGCATCAAAGGTATCAGAATTTGGCTTTGTTAATTTAAGCACCTACACAAGTCCAGAAATTAAAGAAGTAAACGGTGAAGATTGGATTGAGTATGGTGCAGATAACAATTACTTTCAATACCTAATAGATAGATACAATGGTTCTCCTACTAATAACGCTGCTATTAATGGCATTAGCCAAGCTATTTATGGAAAAGGATTAAACGCTACTGATAGTAACAAAAAACCTAATGAGTACGCACAAATGATTGCATTGTTTAAAAAAGATGTAGTTAGAAAAGTATGTTACGATTTAAAGTTAATGGGTAATGCTGCAATACAAGTAATTTACTCAAAGGATCGTAGTAAAATTGTTCAATTAGAACATATGCCTATTGAAACATTACGTGCTGAAAAATGTAATGAAGATGGTGAAATACCAGCATACTTTTATTTTGATGATTGGGCAAATATAAAACGTAGTGATGAACCTTTAAGAATACCAGCTTATGGAATGTCTAATGAGGGTATTGAGATTTATTACATAAAACCATATAAAAGTGGTTTCTATTATTACAGTCCAGTAGATTATCAAGGTGGGTTGCAATATGCAGAGTTGGAAGAAGAAGTATCTAATTACCACCTTAACAACATAATGAATGGTTTAGCACCATCAATGTTGATTAACTTTAACAACGGAACACCTAACCAACAAGAAAGACAATTAATAGAAAAAAAGATAGCACAGAAGTTTAGTGGTACAAGTAATGCTGGGAAGTTTATATTAGCTTTTAATGACAACAAAGAAAGTCAAGCAGAAATAACACCAGTACAATTATCTGATGCACATAACCAATACCAATTTTTAAGTGAGGAAAGTACACAAAAAATAATGGTAGCACATCGGATTGTATCTCCTATGTTATTAGGTATAAAAGATGGTAGTGGTTTAGGTAATAATGCAGAGGAAATAAAGACTGCATCCTTACTTATGGATAACACAGTTATAAGACCATTTCAAGAACTTTTAATTGATTGCTTTGACCAAATACTTGCATACAATGATATTGCTTTAAACCTATACTTTACAACCTTACAACCATTAGAATTTACAGATGTAGATAAGTCAGTACAAGATGATGAAACTATTGAGGAAGAAACTGGTGTTGAAAAAAGAAAATTTAGCCTAAAAAAAATTGATGGTAAACAAGCATACGAAACCAAAGAGGAAGCAATAAAGGTAGCAGAAGAAATGGGTTGTGGTGGTTATCACGAACACGAAGTTGAGGGTATTACATATTATATGCCTTGTGAAACACACGATGATGTTAAGATGGAAAAAGAACCTTTTTTATCTGATGAAATGGGGGAATCTATTTTAAAACATCTACAAGGTGAAAAAGCTGGTGATGAATGGGAATTAGTTGATGAATTAAGTGCAGATGAAAATATTAGTGATGAAGATTGGGCAACTATTTGTATAAAAAAGAAAAAAAGTTTATTCACAAGACTTTATGATGAAATTACATCTAAAAACAATGGTAGTGCTGAAAGTTATTTAGATAGTGAATATTACAAGATAAGGTATAAATATGTTGTAGGATCAACTAAAGCAATGGAAGATGGTAACCAGTCAAGAACGTTTTGTAAGAATATGATGCGTTTGTCTGATGATGGTATTATATACAGAAAAGAAGATATTGACCAAGCAAGTTTTAGAGGTGTAAATAATGAGTTTGGACATAAAGGTCAGAACTATAGTTTGTTCCGATTTAAGGGGGGAATTTACTGTAGACATAAATGGAATAGGGTTTTATATAGAATGAAAGCAACAACAGAACCATCTGAAAATTTAGATGACTATAAAAGAACAAGAGAAATACCAGCTAAATACGATATTAAACCAAATGGTACAAGAGAATCAGAAATAGCACCAATTAATATGCCTAATCGTGGTGCATACAACTAAAAAAATATGGCTACAACTTTATTTATAAATAGAACAGATTTGATCCGTAATTCAATTATGGATGGTAATGTAGATACTGATAAGTTTATTCAGTTTATTAAGATTGCACAAGAGATAGATGTTCAGCAATTAATGGGAACTAAAATGTACGATGGTTTAACTGCTGCAATACCTAATATAGATGATTCATCTAATGCAAGGTGGAAAACAGTTTTAAATGATTATATAGTACCTATGTTAATATGGTATGCACAATCTAACTATATGCCATTTGCAGCGTATCAAATAAAGAATGGTGGAGTATTTAAGCATACATCA